ATATGCATAAGTTATTTGACTTGCATCATAGTTAATTCCTAAATTATCTCCAACACTTGTAAATACAAAGTCTTCAACTAAAGATGGTAATTGTTTTACAGTTCCATCAAATGCAAAGAAACCTCCTCCAAATCCCATCCAAAATACAGCGCCCTGTGCAAATATCATTGCATGTTGACCAATACATCCACAATTAGTTCCAACCTGTCTTACAGAGAATGTAAATGGAGGACCAACAAATTGAATAGTATATGCTGCTTGATCTGTAAGAACGAAGATATAATCTTTACCTTGTATAGCTCCTATAATCTCATTTCCTGTATCTAGTCTAAATGTACCAGCTGTGTTTGTCACCGTTGGATTCCAAGTATTAATATCTTCTTGATTTGAAAATCTTATAAACATTGGATCTTGAGTTGAAGGATCTCCAATTGTAGTTTCTGTTCCCATTAAGAATAAATGTCTATCTCTATCTGATACAACGCTCATAATAGATGCTGTTGGAGCATTAGAAACTATTGTAGCTCTTGTTTGCACTGCTCCTGGTATAGATGGATCCCATGTATAAGTTGCCCCATTCTTAACTGTAGCAACTAATAACTGTCCATAGTTATCGAGTGACCAGGAACCTGGTGCAAGAGTAACTCCAGCTATATTTGATTCTTCTCCCCAATCAACCCAACTTGTTGCATTAGTTACAGTTGCTCCTGTTGAATGAGAAGCCGCTGTTGATCCATTAGCTCCTCTAGTACAACCTAAAAATTGAGTTGCATTTTTACTTGTATAAGTAATTAATTCTGTACCAATATCTATTCTTCCAGATGCCGGAAATGCTGAAGCTGAGTTAACTGTAATAGTTGTAACAATATTATCTATTCCACCATTTAATGTAGTTGTAACTGAAGTTGGAATTGTTCCACCCCAATATCCAGTTCCAAATCCAAATGCTGGAGTTTGAAAAGTAGGACCTATTTCAATATATGGTGTCGTTGTTAAAGTTCCACCTGCAGTAACACCCGTACCTGATTCATTTGATGGCATGGTGATTGTAAACGTTCCTGATGTTGGAACTGATTTTACTTCAAAAACGTTGGTTGTAAAATCTGCTGACGTATAACTTGTTGTAGGAGATCCTGGAGTTGTAACACTTGTGAAAATAATATAATCACCAACTTCTAATCCATGAGCTGTTTTATTAATTGTAACTGTTGATGATCCAGTTGTTGAAGTATAAGTACAAGAAGTTAAAGGTGTTCCAAGCGGAGTAATATCAAAAAAAGAACCCTCATAATAAATAACTAGTATTTTTGAAGTTCCTATTGCTGCATATTTTTTACCATTTAATGCAGTCCAAGTATGCTGGTCTCTGGCAGGTCCTGCTAAGGTGCTAGCAACGAGTTGTTGAAAGCCACCTATCTTCTGTGGTTCACCATATCTAAATCTAATATTATCACCATCAATCCATTGCCCTTCGGCTCCGGTTGCAGTTTGTTGTTTATTAAATCCTGGCTTAAATTGTATCTTCTGTAAAGGCATACTTGAATTATATACGCCTTTTTGCTATTATACAACGCAGAATTTAAACGATAAAGATATTATGTCAATCAATTTACCACTAAAAATAGATAACTTATTCTGTACTCCAGTCTATAGTTTATTAATGCCAACCTTTTTAAATGAGGTAAATAAAATATCAGATAGATATATTGAAGATGCTAAAAAAAATAATCAACTATTAATAGATGAAAGAAATAAAACACTTGGAAAAGACATAGGAGATTTTGGAACCGTTCATCATTCTACATTTATGGGAAATGATCCGGAATTAAAAGAATTTAGAGCATTTATAAAAGATACTTCTTATACGATTTTAAATGAACAAGGTTATGATTTATCAGGATACAAACTTTATTTTAAAGATTTATGGGTGCAAGAATTTCCTAAATCTGGTGGTGGTGAGCATTATCCTCATGTACACGAGAGTAGTCATATATCAGGGTTCTATTTTTTAAAATGTTCACCTAAAACATCTATGCCAGTGTTTCATGATCCAAGGCCCACTAAATTGATAACTGAACTACCTATAAAAAATGAATCAGTGCAATATGCTTATAACCGTTTTTCATATCCCGTGCTTCCTGGAACTTTTGTATTTTTTAATTCTTATTTAACACATCAATATATATTGGATGCTGGAATTGAACCATTTAGATTTGTTCATTTTAATATACAATGTTTTAAACCTTATGAGGAAAATGTATGATAACTTTAGATGAAATAAAACAAGAAGAGAATTATTCACATAGTATGGTTGTCACTTATCCAAGGACAATTCAAATATCACATGGTGTTTATGATAACGTTGTTGACATGATGAATATGTGTACAATGATTGCACAAAATTTAGATACAACAGAACTTACAAATGTTTATGGAGGCAAAACTTCATGGGGATTTTTTAATGATAAACCAGAATTTACAAGATTCATAGATTACGTTGTAAATAAACATCAAAACTCAAATCCATTTTTTAATAAACAAAATTGGTATAATAAAAATATATCTTTTGATTCTTGGGGTAATGAAATTAAAAAAGGTGATAGTGTTGCAATGCACACCCACAAAGATCATCATTTAATTTTATATTTAACTGAAGGAGCTCCATTAATACTTCCAGAACTTAAAATGACAATTATGCCAAAAAGAGGAGCATATTATATATTTCCACCCAATGTATTGCATGGCGTAGGTAAAGTTGAAGAAGAAACTAAAACAAGATATTGTTTAGTTTCAAATTTAATAGAACAAGCCGATTGGAAAAAAAATAAAATAATTAAGGAGGCAACTAATGAAAACTATTTGTTTAGATAATTTTTTTGATATACATGAATTATTTTGGTTATATAATTCTTTATTAAAGTCTACTGGTTGGAACTTCCAAGGAAGACCAGAATTTTCTGTTAATCCAGATGAATTGTATGGTAATTTAGGTAATTTAAATATAGACCATACTAGTAATTGGTTTACATACTTCCAAGGAATAGTTTTTAGAATAAACCAAGAACTCACATCTAAAAAAAATACAAAAATTCATTCTAATATAGAAAGAATATATATTAATGCAACTAACCCCTCAAGTAAACATTGGCTACATCAAGATTATACTTCTGGCGATAAAATTTCAATTTTAACTTTGTTCACTCCTCAATGGCAAGATTCATGGCAAGGGTCTTTTTTTGTAGGTGGAGAAGAATATAAAATGAAACCTGGAAGAATAATAATTTTTAATTCTAATGAGTTTCATACTGGATCAAACCCAAGTCAAGATTGTCCATACGTAAGACTTACTTGCAACATAGTAGTAAAAGAATAAAATATGCAAGAGAGAAAAAGTAGTATTAAAGACTTTATTGGTGTTTATGATGGTTATATTCCAGATGAAGCATGTGATCAGGCTATAGAGTTATTTAAAAAATATCAAGAATTCAATAAAGTATTTTCAAGATTTACTTCAGAAGGAACAACACAAGATAAAAAAAATGATAAACAATTATTTTGTACAGGAGATGTTTTAACGGATCAGGAGTTCAATGTTAATAAATTAAAATCATTAATGGTTAATTTTGATATGGCATTAAACCATTATTATACAGAAACTAATGTTAAAAAATATACAGCAGATGATATTATTACTGACCATGTTAAAATTCAAAAAACAATTCCTTCGCAAGGATATCATGTTTGGCATATAGAACACGCTGCAGAAAGAGATATGGCAAAAAGAGTTCTTGTATATTCCATATATTTAAATACTGTTGAAGATGGTGGTGAGACTGAATTTTTATATCAATCACAAAGAGTAAAACCAGTTAAAGGTAGAATTGTTATATGGCCAGCTGGATTTCCATATGTGCACAGAGGCAATCCTCCATTAAGTGGAGAAAAATATATTGTTACTTCTTGGATAGCTTATAAATAATGATAAAAATAATTGATAATTTTTTAGAAAAAGATTTAATCGAATATTTAGAAAAAATTTTTGTTTTTGAAACACCTCATTATTATGGTCATATTTCTACAGAAAAAAGTTGTTTATTTTATAAATCAAATTTAAATATACAAGATTCTTTAATTAGGTTTTTAATAGTTAAATTACAAAAAAAATTTTCATTTCGTCAAATATTAAGAATTTATTTAAATATACAGTTTAATAAAATGGATGGTGACTGGCATCAAGATGATGGTAAGAACACTATATTATTAATGATAACTAAAACCTTGAAAAAGAATTCTGGTCAATTTCAAATAAAAGATGAAAATAATGTAATTAAAAAAATCGATTTTATTCAAAATAGAATTATATTTTTTGATGCCTCTAAATTACATAGAGGATTATCACCTAATGAAATAAATTCACCAAGAATAACTTTAGCTTTTAAAACAATTTAAGGTCTAGGTCCTAATCTTGTGATTTTTTGTTCAATTGTTTCACTTTGAACATTGTTCTTGTCCCAAGCAAGTTGAGATTGATAAGTTTGTTCCGTTAAATTAAATCTATCCACATATTTTTGAATAGTTGCTATATCAGTAATTGCAACATCTTCTCTTGGATTTTTATATTCAATTTGTTTTAGCCCATCTGAATGATATTGAATTGCAAGTATTCTAGAATCAACATTATTCCAAAATTCTGAATCATTATCAATAATATGACAACGTCTATTTGGGTATTGAGTATCTGATGTCTCCAAATAAATTTGTTTATCTGATGGTATAACTGTTAAGTGCATAAGTTTTCCTAGGTTTTAATAATATAAATTAATACTAGATATGGTTGAAGAACCGAATTTGCTGATCCTACGAAATTAGCAGATAAAGTATGGTCATGTGATTGACCACCTCCGGTGCTACCTGTAGTTTGTGGTCCTCCACTCATGGCACCATAGTTTCCAGCTCCTTGAGCACACATACCTAAGTAGGCTCCGAAATTGTGAGTATGTGAAGCTATTTGTGCAGTAGTTAAAGTGGTACTTCCAGTCGAGCCTGAGATGTTTCCTGTTGGCGTTACTGTATTTGCTCCACCTGTCTGAGCCAAAGATTTTGTATTTGATTTGTTTACAACTGTTCTATCTGTTAAATCTGGTACGTTAAATGAAGCACCTGATCCACCATATGTATAACCAATGACTGCAAACAATGCAGCATATGTAGTTGTTGAAACTGATTGACCATTACATTCTAAAAATCCAGATGGAATTGAAGCTGAACCCCAAGGAACAACTATTCCAGTATTGACACCTTCAATACCTGTTAAAAATGCACCGTCAAAATCGTATCTTGTTGCTTCGTAATTTGCCATAATTATTTGTCCCTATATGTCCAACCAACTGTTGCATCACCTGAATACACTAGAGTAAATCCAGCGCCTTCTGTGTTTACAACTAAGTTAGTTGATGTGTTTGCTATATTACTAGAATTTCTTTCAACAGTCAAAGGATTGGTATCAAAAGTATAACCTGCATCAACAAAAGATACTATATCACCAGTTGCAGGAGAAGCTGGTAATGTAATTGTAAATGATCCAGACGCTGTATTTGCAAGTATTGCAGAACCTGGTTGAATAGTTGCAGTTGTAGATACAGCTCTCCATACTTGTTCCATGTTTGCAAGAGATACATTTGTTCCATCCGCATAAAGTACATATCTATTTCCTTGAGCTAATTTAATTCCTGTTCCTGAAGTTGTTTTAAAAGTAACTGTATTTGTTCCATGAGTGATTTGATTATTAACAACGTATGTTTTTTCAATTCCATCTGGAACATTTACATTTATATTTGTAGTAGGTGTCCCAGTAAGTTGTAATACAGCATTTTTACCATCAGATACTGCTGCATTTGTAAATGTAAGAGTAAGACCAGTTGTCGCATTAACTGCAACAGATTGATACCCAGCAATCGCTTGTTGAAGAATAACTAAATTTGTATTTGTAATATCACCCCATGTACCAGCGTTTTCGCCTGTAACCATTAACTCTAGTTTAAGGTCTGTAGAATAACTTGATGCCATAATTTTAATTCCTTATTTTACTATATTATTTAATTTATGCGGCTGTGTCAATCTCTGTCCAAGTTGCATCAGTTCCGGTATTTATTTCAGTCCAGACCTGACTATTTATACTATTTAACGATATAGTCAATCCATTTCCTGTAACAGGTATTATAGAAGTACCACCAGCAAATACTGTTCCTACTGCTATATTTAAGCCTATTCCAGTGACACTTGCAATAGTATTTGGTACACCTTGTGCTGTTCCTTGAGTTATATTTATCTGTTGTCCTGTAGGAAATACATTAGCTTCTCCAGCTACAACTGTTCCAACTGCTAAAGAAACAGTCATTCCAATACCAGTAACATTAGCATCTGGACTTGGATCTACTATACCTTCAGAAACATTTAATTGTTGTCCTGTGACACTTGATATTGTATTTGGTAAACTTTCTACTATTCCTTGAGATATATTTATTTGTTGCCCTGTTAAAGATAAGAAAGCATCCCCTGTAATAGATACATTATTTAATGATAAATTTAATTGTAATCCAGTTACGTTTGCATCTGGACCAGGATCTATATCCCCTTCTATGATAGTTAAAGCAGTATTAACTTCACTATCTCCCCAAGAATCTGTTCCCCAATCTACAATACCCCATCCAGCAGGGACTGAAGATTGAAGTTCAACCACTACACCAAATGCAAGAGAAATGTTTCCTTGTGAAATATTTAACTGTTGGCCAGTTACAGTTGCAGTAGCATTAATTCCATCAATGCCCCAAGAATTTTGTCCCCACGTTAATCTTCCCCAGCCAGAATTAACTTCTCCGACTGCATTTAAAGAACCTGTGGAAATATTTAATTGTTGTCCAGTAGGAACAATGTTTACATTTTCTAAACCTGTTCCAAACTCACCTATTCCCCAATTTCCAATACTCCAGCCATTCGCCATAATAGGTTACTCCTATTATGCGTTGCCGATTCTTAGAATAGCCGCTGATGTTGTGTCTGCTGGAAACTGAATTGTGAAAGTTCCAGATGTTGCTGTTTTATCACTTCCAAAATCTAATACGCATACTGCCGCATTTGTGTTTGATGTATTGTAAATCAAAGCACCTCTTGCAGTTAAAGTAACGCCTGTAAAAGATATATCTGCAAAATCTATAAATGCTACACCACTTGAAACAACTGGTGATACATTTGCTAAAACTCCACCACCTGTTACATACTGACCAGTATTTGCAACTTCATTTGTTGAAGTGTAAACAGTTGTTGAAGAATCTAAAGTTGCTGCAGAAGTATAAAGAGAAAGTTTAAAGATATTTCCATTAGTGGTATTAAAATTGTGTCCACCTTGTAAAAGTTGTCCTTTAAACGAATTTGCAACTGCTTGTGTTATTGGCATATTTACTCCTAATTATATTAACCTTGTTTTTGAATCTGAGGTGAACCTTCTTGGTATTCATCTCGTCTTCTTCTTCCCATTTGTTCAATAGAGAATCCTTGTAACGCTGATTGATACTTTTGTTCATAGAACTGAATCA